CCCGCCTCGCCCTGAATACCTTGTTCGCCTTGTAGACCACGGGGCCCCTGAAGTCCCTGAGGTCCCTCGGGGCCTGTTTCACCCTGGATCCCCTGTTCACCCTGGGGACCTGCCGGCCCTTGTAGTCCACGCTCGCCCTGGGGGCCTGCCGGCCCTATTGGCCCCTGGGGTCCTACTACTTTTCCAAGATCAAAAGTAGGCATATACTTTCCTCCTTACATGTCAAGGCACAGATGGCCTTCTGCGTTAATGTAGTAATTCGGCTGCTCATTGCCGGTATAAGAGCACTGTAATATTCCATCTGCGGTAACGTTAAAAGCTACCATGCCAGAAGTCGCCACAGCAACTCCGTCAATTCCCCGCGGTCCTTCCGGCCCTCTCGGACCAGCTGGACCCGTAGGGCCTTCCATACCCTGCGGCCCTGTCAATCCAATCGCCCCCTGCGGCCCCCGGATGCCTTGGGGGCCTCGCGGTCCGGTGTCTCCCTGCTTTCCCTGCTCTCCTTGTATACCTTGCAGACCTTGCAGACCAATTGATCCTTGAGGTCCCACCGGGCCAATCTCTCCCTGGACCCCACGTTCTCCACGCTCTCCTCGGAGACCCTGAATGCCCTGCTCTCCTCGTTCGCCCTGAGGACCAGCTACACCAGGTGCACCTACAGCCCCAGCAGGTCCATTGTTGCCTTGCGGGCCTGCAGGCCCCTGCTCACCCCGGTCTCCTTTTGCGGCAATCAGCTGCCAACAAACTCCCTGCACTCCATCTCCGGCATCTAAAACTGGATCCACGCCTATACAAGCAGCAGTACAAATATAGGAACTGCCCAACCGGCTCACCTTCTGTAATGGCATGTACTTGGTCGCGGAAGACCAGATTTCCCAGACCTTAATATCCTCTTCCGCTTGATTCAGCGCTGAGATTGCAGCCTGCACAGATTCTGTAACCTGAGGTACAATCCCGTCAATTTGTAACTGGAGCTGCTGCGCCTGGGTAGGTGTCGGCTCTGCCGGCGCATTATAAGCATCATTGGGTTTCACAGCTAAGTAATCTGTCAACGTAATTGCCACTGCAGATGGGTCAGAGTCTCTGAATCCTTCAATTGTAAAGCTGCACCAGCCAGGTACCGCCAGTGGTTCCGAGGGAATATAAGTGTCAAAAATCAGCGGGTCCTTTCCCTCTAACAAATCGCTGACCGGATTGAATAGTAAAATCGCCGTAGGATTCTCCCCTAGTGCGTTCCTCCATACGATCCTCTTGCTGAAGGACTCCCATTCTGCGCTCAATTGAATATGCAGAAAAGTTACATTGCCCTCTCCTTGCACACCGGCATTCTTGCTGTCCTTCCTGACAAACTCTCCATTGACAGTCACGTTAATTGTTCTATCCATGAAGTTCCTCCCATCTTTGGAAATAAAACAACGCAGCAAGAAGTGGAAAATTTCCACCCCTTGCTGCGCCGTGTCACAGCCATTTAGGAAATCGCGGTCTAATCAAATTAGATATTTAGCGCGGCAGCCTTAGCCTCATATTCGGCGCTCTCCCGCTCAATCATATTCGCTGTTGCTGTATCCTGCCGCATACTATGTTCCAGGACATCTGCAAACTTACGTTTGATCTTAACAGTCTCACCCCGTTTGATCTGAATCGCCTCGCCGTTGACAGCTACAAATACGTCATCCTTGTATTTATCGTTGTCCTTGAACAGACGGATGCTCACAAGCTCCTCTCCGCTTGTAGAAATCGTTCCGTTTGCCTTTGCCATGTTCAATCCTCCTTTTGTCAGTTACGCTGTGAAGGTAGAAGCCGTTTCCACCCGGATCATATACGGTTCTACAAGACGCTCCGCTACCTTGATCGCCTTCCAGCCGGCAGTTGCGCGCTGGTTCAGAGGATCAGCAGTACCAGCAGATCCCAATTGCTTTACAATATGCTGGAGGCCACCGCCAGTGACTTCAGTTACACCGTAAGCGTCCGCACCCAGGATGAGGGTGGAGTATACATCCCTGCCATCCTTGCCGCCTTCTCCAGGATAAATCACAGCGTTGTCGGATGCCGTCACATTGTCCTCTACTGTCATAGTTGTAGTGGTATTCGCAGTGACTTTCGTTACAGTACCGCCAACCAGCACATAGCGCCCCACCAGTGCACTTTCAGCAACGGTGCCGCCATCAAAAGTGATACTTTTCGCCCCGGTAACAGCACCGTTCACAGTTAGAGTCCGACTGTCGGAAGCCAGATTGTCGCCATGGAATACTTTCGCTTCGCTGGTCTCGACGAATCGTACACCCTCAATGCGACCAATCTCACCCTCGTAGATTCCGTCCGGATCAGAATAGGTCTTGACATTCACCCATTTGGGGTCGGACATCAGATCATAGGAGACATCCGGATGGATAATACCTACATAATATCCATTGATCCGCGGAGCATTCATAACCTTCAGGAACCGGACGGCGCGACGGACTGCATCTACAGTCAGATAGTGGTTTTCAGACTCGGTAGTGCTGCCGCCAACCAGTGCAGCACGGCTGGCAACCTGACCCTCCGCATACTGCACGTTGGTGCCACCATTCAGTACTTCTCGGGTAATAGTGTCCAGCGTCCGCCCCGCCTGGGAACCGAGCAGCTTGGTGGCCTGTACCAAGTTGTTGTCGATGGCGGTCAGCAATAGGATATCGCTGAGCTCAATAAAGCCGCCATACTGTTTGACCGTTGCGGTAATGACGCCCATAGAGAGTTTCTGGCCGTTGGGTGTTACGCCCTCAGTCAGCGGAGTCAATGCCTTGGGCAGCGGATCGTACTTCCGAAACTCAATCGTTTTGCCCCCATTCTTCGGGATCGGATGCTTCTGCCCAAACTGATCATGCACCAGTTCAGGCTCAGCCATGTCAATGAGATAATCACTGTAATATGTTTTCATCTCATCCGTCATGCCACTGTCGGTCGTCACGTTAGTATTGCCGTCAAACAAGCTTAAATTGATCGGCAACAGGGCCATATCTGTCATAAAATTGTCTTTCATATAGTTTTTTCTCCTTTCCTGAGGAGATTATAGTCTGATTGTCTCTCCTCGTGCTACTCTGCGGGCGACCTCCTCGCGGTCCTTCTTTGACCATCTGTGGGGGTCATCCCTTACGACAAACGCACTCTGTGAGGATGTTCCATTTTCCGGAGGACGGGCGCCTTTAGCACGGATACCATCTACCACCTGTTTCTCCGTCTGCTTGGCAGTGCTCTGTGCCACCACCGCCTTGATGTTGTCCATATGGACCACTTCATAGGCATGCTGGACTGGCACACCAGCCTTTAGCATGGAGAGAAATTGGGGATTCTGGGATTCCCTGCTCAGATCAAAGTCAGGATACAGGTCTTTAACTTGCTCTCCCTCTTTGTACCAGTTCTGGAGCTGCTGCTGGGCCGCTTGCTCGCTCTGCTGTCTTCGCTGCGTCGCTCGGAATACCTCATTTTCCCGCTGGAGCTTCTGGAACTGCTTATATTGATCCACACTCATGCCCGCCTCTTCAGCGGCCTGAGACCAATAGATGTCGTCATTCTCAATGGCCTTTTCCAGCTTAGAAAGATCACCGTCGGACACCTTGTACCGCTGCATCAACATATCGACGACAGGCTGATACTGACTGACCTGCTGCTCGAGGTTCTGCGTCTCCCGAAAACGCCTGTTGATGATCCTCTGCGTCTCTTCGGTAAAGATGTCCTTATACTCGCCATTCACCAGATCACGGAACGCCTTTCGCTTTTCCTCTAAAGTGTCGGACGTAACCTGCACGCCCATTTTCTCGCCCTTCCCGGCGTCAGAAGGTTTTGCCTGTTCCCCTTCGGAATCCACGCCTGCAGCCGCAGACTCCTGTTTCCCGAAGAGGACATTCTGGAATTCGCCCGATTGCTTCCCCCGGCGGGTGGGACCGGGGAGTGCCTGGGATTCGCCCATTGTGCCGTCGCCAGCCTGTCCTGCGGTGCCTGCTCCATCACCGGTGCCTGCAGCGGCTCCGTCAAACAGATTCAATCTGACATCCAGCAAATGCATTTCGGTTTTCATATGATTTTCCTCCTTCGCGGGTACTTTCCCCGTGTAAGCAGTCCTCAACCCCACCGGGCAGGCCCGGACGGTTTCCGGGCAGTGCCCAAATGGTGAAGCATGAGGACAGTTTGAGCGTATCATAAGCGCCGTGAAATTGCGCCTAGAAAAGATAAAATATTTTATCCGTCTGATAGTTCCACCGCGAGATATTCAGGATACTTCCTTGCGATCTGTGCCAAACCGACCACCGCCATGGTATATGCGGCCGTCACACAATCATCTCCCTGACAGGAGAGAAGCACTTTTCCCTCCTCCAGGTCCTGCCGGTATATCTCCTGCACATGCTCCTCGGCATTGCAGAGATAGCCTGCCAGCGCATAGACGATTGATGAGATACTGGCGCATACCGTCTCGCTCCCTGTGGCGTGCCCTTGCAGGGACAGCAGAT